CTCAACCGCTTATCTATATGGAATATCTAACGCATAAGGAGAAATGATGACTAACAAAATCGTAGTAGATTGCTCAACAGGTGAGGTGCAAGAGATTGCATTAACCGCAGAGGAAATCGCAGAGCGTGAGGCTATGGCTGCCGAGTACGCAGCACAAAAGGCACAAGAAGAAGCAGAGAAAGCAGCACTATCTGCAGCTAAGCAAGCAGCACAAGATAAGTTAAGGGCACTAGGTCTTACTGATCTTGAAATTGCTGCAATCACTGGCGCTTAAGTAAGTTCCTCCTGGGCAACGAGGTTAAAAGGCCTATATTTTTATGTCTAAAATCAAAGGAGAATAATGGTCCCACCATATGGCGATGATATAACCGAACGGATCCCCGTACCATTATCTAATCCAGCAGGTGCTACATCCTATGCCTTAACTGGCGTTGCCTATGATATGGCTATTGCAGGATTACCATTCTTTGTTAATGCCTCCGATGATACACCTTATCGTAGAGTTACAGCACAGTATCGTAAACAACAGATTGACCAAACTAGAGAAGCTGGTGAGCAAACACTTACTGGTTGGTGGTTAAGAAGTCAGTCATCCTTTCATCAAGGACAAGGTATTAACTTCTTTGAACCTATCCAAGATGAGTCATTAAGATTTCAATATACAGAATCTAAGGGTTGTGATATCTGGACTAAAGGTCAGGTAACATTACTTAACTCTGTATCCTCTGAACATTTAACTACTGGTACATTAACTGCTAATAGTAGACCACAGCAGATCGCTAGATCTATACAATGGGAAAAGAATAGCAATACCTATAATGGTATTTTATTATGGGATGAGTATGATGTTGACAAAGTATTCCCAACAATTACTGCATCTATTAACAACAAGGCTTTAACATCTAACGTAGCAACACTTACTACTACAGCAGCTCACGGGCTATCTACTGGTATGGAAGTTGAGATCACTGGTGTAGATGCTACCTTTAATGGTACCTATACAATCACTGGTGTACCTACAACTACTACCTTTACCTATGCTAAGACAGCAGCCGATGTTGCATCTACTGCAGTATCCCCTGTTGGAACTGCTACTGCTTCAATCATTCACTTTATAGATTATAACTCAGGTACAGATTACAAAGTATTTGGTATCTGCGATGATGGTGTTTATGCCTATTGGGTAACTAATGTACTTAACTCAGGAACACCAAGACTTAGAATATATAAGAAGTTACTATCAGATGATAGTTCTGTATCACCTACTTTAATGATAAGTGAGAACAGTATCACTGTAGATAATGCAGTTTTAGAGTATACAAAAGAGCGTATTGTTGCCTGTATTAATAACAAGGTTTATGAGATAGCAACATCTGCTACTACATTACCTACTGCTGTATATACACACCCTGATAATGATGTGATATTTACTGGTGTAACCTCAAGCGGTGCTGCTATTTATGTATCATCATTTAGTGGTATTCAATCTACTATTGCTAAGTTTACTTTATCTACTGCTGGTGCTATGCCTACTTTAACTAGTGCTATCACTGCTGCAGAGTTACCAGTAGGTGAGATTGTCTACGATATTTACTATTACCTAGGTTATATGGCTATTGGTACTAGCAAAGGTATTCGTATAGCTGTAGTTGGTGATGATGGATCTATTAACTACGGACCACTTATTACTGATACTACTCATCCTTGCTATGACTTTGCTGCAAGGGATTCATACCTTTGGTGTGCAACCAGTGTAGAAAATAACCCAGGTGTTATTAGAATTAATCTTGGTACTAGATTAGGTACTGACCTAAACTTTGCATACTGCAATGATTTGTATGCACCAACAGTAACTGGCTTTGATACTACCACCTGTGCATTTATGGGCGATACTAACCAATTAGCATTTGTTACTGCTAATAATGGAACCACTGATGGCGCTATCTATGTTGAAAACTTAGATGAGAAACTAGAAGAGGGTTACCTACAAACAGGATTTATTCGTTATAATACTTTAGAGTTAAAAGTATATAAATTATTACAGGCTAGAATTGATACTACTAATGGTGGATTAAATATAGACACAGTTACTTACGATAATAACGAATATCGTATTGGTACTTTTAACCAAGAAAGTGGTGTACCTGAAGTAACAGTTTCATATCCAACAGGATCACAAGAGTATCTAGGATTTAAGTTTACTCTTACTAGATCTACTACAGATACCTCACAAGGACCAGTATTTAATGGTTACAATCTTAAAGCATTACCTGCAGTACCTCGTCAGCGTTTAATCCAATACCCACTATTCTGCTATGACCACGAGACAGATAAGTTTGGTGTTGAAGAAGGATACGAAGGATCTGCATATGATCGTATGACTGCATTAGAACAGGTAGAAAATGTGGGAGATACAGTTAGAGTTCAAGACTTCAGAACAGGTGAGTCATATCTTGGCCTTATTGAAGAACTTGATTTTATAAATAAGACACCATCAGGACCGCGTTTCTCTGGCTACGGAGGAACACTGGTCGTAACAATTAGATCTATCTCATAGGAGCCATAATGACCCCTTCTGACTGGGCTGCACTAGCAGTCTCTATAACTACACTAATAGGCGCAATAGCGATGGGTGTAAGACACCTTGTGAAGCACTATTTATCCGAGCTTCGCCCGAATGGTGGATCAAGTTTAAAAGATTCCGTCAGTAGGTTGGAAAGACAAGTGGAGGAAATAATAAGTATACTTATCAACAAAAAATAAATAAGGGGGAATAATGGTTACGGTTTACACATTACCAGATTGTGTGCAATGTGAGATGACTAAGAAGTTATTAGATAGAAGTAAAGTAAAGTATGAAGTAATAGATATAAGCCAAGACCAAACTGCTAAAGAAACTGTAGAAGCATTAGGATATAAGCAGGCACCCGTAGTTGTATATGATAAGTTCCACTGGTCAGGATTTAGACCAGATAAGATTAACGCATTACATTTAACCTTACTAGAAAAAGGCGTAGCATAATATGGAAAAGGAAACAAAGAATGAAACCTGTTGTAAAGAGAGCGACACCTGCTGCAATAGCAGTGCTAAGACAAGCAACAGCGCTGTGGCCCAAGCGCAAGAAAGCCTCAGACGGACTCTTGCCTTCATCGGCTCACATTAAACAAAGTCCTAACTCAGACCATAATACAGGACTAGCTGCAGATCTAACCCACGATCCAGATAATGGAGTAGATTGCAAAGATATTTATAAGAAACTACAGACAGATCGTAGAGTTAAGTATCTAATATTTAAAGGTAAGATCTGGAATCAAGTAGATGGTGAAAGAGTTTATAACGGGAGCAATCCCCATAATAAACATTTGCATATTTCTATAAAGGATCAATACGCTAAAGATGATTCCAACTGGTTCAGTTGGATGGGTGAGGTGCCTAAGAAGTTTACACTTCCTAAGCCATTACCTAAAAAGAAACAGGAGAAACAATGAAAGACCTAATCGCTAGATTAAAAAGCAAGAAGACTAAGGCTGCATTTAAGTCTTATCTACGAGCTGTACTTGCATCAGCAATAACAATGGGTCTAGCACTAGCTGCTGACCTAGCACCTGAATATGCAATCCTAATCGGATCTATTGCAGGACCATTGGCTAAGTGGGCAGATAAGACTGAAAAAGAATACGGTCTGACTAAGTAGTTTTAACACCGCGAGGCAATACAGGGCCCCCTCTTCGGAGGGGGTTCTTTTTTTATGCCCTTTTTAACTGCACAGGATGGCGAGTTGCGCCTGTTTCAGGCGCGGGTAGGGATAATGTATGGGTAAATCATAAAGACTGCTTATATGCCCCATCTTTATTTAATAGGGTCTTTAATCTATGGCAGTTAGCACATAGGGTTTGAAGGTTAATAGGGTCATTGTTCTTATTGTTGCCGTCAATGTGGTCTACATCTAGTTGGACTGTATGCTCAGCTACAAAGCCACATTTCTCACAGTGTTCTTTTTTATACTTCTTGTAAGGGTATTTTATTCTATCGTTGTTATCTAAATAAACACTCTTGCACCTATACCTAGATTTTGGGTTTGTATATCTAGAGTCTCTAAGTTTAATTTTTACTGGGCCACAAATAGAACAGTTAGCCTGTCTATTTACTTCATCTATATCTGTGAGCTTATGTGGCTCTAGCATTACTCTTGGATGTAATCAGGTTTATCTATTGGTGTGGGTACGATAAGTCCTTTTTTATAGGATCCTTCTTTGTTAATAAATGTTTTTAATCTATGGCAATTGGCGCACAAGGTCTGAAGATTACTAGGATCGTTGTTCTTACTATTGCCGTCTATATGATCTACGTCTAGCTGACACTTATTAATAGCCACAAAACCACATTGTTCGCAGTAAGTTTTCTTATGCTCTCTGTAGGGATAGGAGAATTTTAAAGTACCTCTACGGTGTACGGCTGAACATTTATATTTAGAATTTAAACTTGTTGATTTACTATTTCTTAATATAACTTTAACTAATCCACAAACAGAACAGGTACCAGATCTGTTAGATTCATTAACATTGGTTATGCTATGCGTTTCTTTCAATCTTCTGGTCTATCTATAGGCGTGGGAACAAGCACAAGATTTCCACAGTTAGAACACTCACCGTCTAAGTGATACCAGGATAGTTGGTAATCGTAGAAGGATGCCATAATTGTAAAGGTCATAGAGCCACAAGGACAGGCGTGAAGAGGACCGAGATCTCTAAGATCTGAACCGAACTTCGGTGGGAGTTTCTCCCTGTTTTTAAACAGCCTTGGTAGACGGAACATATAATCCCTTGTCTACGCAACCCGACAAGGGTTGCCGTTAATTCGCCTTCGGCTCATATTGTACACATTCCGAACCCACTATTGATGTTATTACGGCCCTCGGCGTGTCGTAATGTCATCCCACACTTTTGTTGTAGTAGTGGTATTATTTACCTTAAGAGATAGGAGTTGAATTGACCGCGATAATTGGTATCCAGGGCAAAGGCTGGGCAGTATTAGCCTCAGATACTATGACTACCTATACTGACAAACCTTATATTGCCAAAGGCTATGACAAAATAGTTAAGGTTAATGAATATCTAATAGCTGTAGCAGGTGATGCTACTGCTGGAGATATTTTAAATAACTTATGGCAACCACCAAAGGTAATTAAAACTCAAGAGCCTGATCGCTTCTTAATGATTAGAGTTCTACCATCTATCAAACAAACATTAACTGATGCAGGGTATGACCCTGCGCCTAAGAATAAGAATGATGATGACTCTGGATGGGATGCTTTAATTTGTTTTAATGGAAAGATATATCAGATCAGTGATGACTATGGGTATATGAGAGATGATAGAAACTTATATGGCATAGGCTCAGGTGGGTCAATCGCTCTTGGTGCATTAGCTGCTATGGAGAGTGAGATTAGATCTCATACTAAAGCAGCGAGTGCTGCAAAGAAAGCAATTAACATTGCTATCCAGTACAACGTATGGTGTGGTGGAGTACCAACCATCAAGACTCAGTTCACAAAGTAAGGAAGGTTATGAAAGAAATACTTTTACAATTGGAATGGTATCTGTTAGATTTAGAAATGTATAAGTTTATTCTAGAATGTTTTATTAAGTGGGGATTAAATTGAGCGATCCAAAGCAGTTATTGATTGATGTTCTAAGAGCTAAAGATGCTGGTAGGGCTAGATCTAAACAGACACAGGTAGGTCCATCAGAGTTAGGTGGTTGCCGTAGAAAAGTTTGGTATCGTCTTAACGATCAACCTGAAACTAATGAGAACGAATTAAAGTTAGCAGCGATTATGGGTACTGCTATCCACGCTACTATTGAAGAAGCCATAAGAACAGTTGACCCAAAGGGTGAGAAGTACTGGGTTGAAACTGCAGTTGAGTATTCTGGGATGAAAGCGCATATAGATCTATTCATTCCAGAGACTGGCGATGTTATTGATTGGAAGACTGTTAAGAAACAAAACCTTTCTTACTTTCCAACTAATCAACAACGTTGGCAGGTTCAAGTCTATGGCTACCTATTAGACAAGTCTGGGAAGGGGAAGCCTAGAACTGTCAATCTGGTAGCCATAGCCAGAGATGGAGACGAGAGGGATGTCGTTGTCCACTCAGAACCATATGATCCAAGCATTGCTGAAGAGGCTCTTAATTGGTTAAGCGCAATTAAGGAATCTACAGAAGCACCTGATCCTGAGCGAGATCAAAATTACTGTAAGTCCTATTGCAAGTACTTTGATGCAACAGGAGAAGTTGGATGTAGTGGTTTAAAAAAAGAACATATCAAGGCTGAGCTACCTGTTATTGAAGATAGCAGTGTTGATCACTCAGCCTTGATGTACTTACAACTTGATCAACAAATAAAAGAATTAAGTGAGAAGCGGGATTCATTACGAACCGCATTTGAAGGTTTGACTGGAGAGACTGCTAGTGGTGTGCAGATTACCTGGACTACTGTTAGTGGTAGATCTTCAGTTGATACAGCCGAAGTAGAAAAACTACTAGGCTTTATACCAAAGGTGGAAGGACAACCTTTCGCTAGATTAAATATAAAAACTGGAGGAAAATAAATGGCTGCACCTGAGTCAACTAAATTCCAAATCAACTACAAGTTAGCTGATGGAACATTAGTAAATCTATACGCAGTAAATCAGGCTGAGTTAGAGGCATCTCTAACATCTATCTCTGATCTATCATCATTAATTACTACAACTGGTACCACTCTTGGTGCTACTGCACAACCATCTAACGGTAGTGGAGCAGTTGCATATGCTAAGAAAGCATTAGGTGCAACAACAGTTGCCTCACCTGCTGGTGATGCTCCTGATTGTAAGCACGGTGCTATGTCCTTTAGATCAGGACAAGGTACCAAAGGTCCTTGGAAGGGTTGGATGTGCGCTGCACCTAAAGGTGCAACTGATAAGTGCGATACAGTTTGGATTAGATAAACAGTGCGGGGGCCTCGTAGTTTTGAGAACCCCTCTTGTGCAGAGATCTCAGTAGATCTTTTCTTTCCCGAAGTAGGAGATTCATTATCTGTTATAAGACAACTTAAAAACGTCTGCAAGTTATGTCCCCACCAGCAGGAATGTGCAGAGTGGGGCATACAAAATGAGAGATACGGAGTATGGGGCGGTCTATCAGAAAAAGATCGTAGAGCAATCCGTAGACAAAGAAACATTATTATAAGAGAAGAAGAAATTGCTTAACTTAAACAGAGCTTGGAAGAGTACGACAACAAAGGCTACCCCTTTGCCTATCGTCTGGAATGATCTAAAGTCCAAACAGATAAGGTTTAGAAGAGGTCAAGTCTGTATGATTGCTGCTGCTCCAAACGCTGGTAAGTCTATGTTTGCTTTGATCTATGCGATCAAGGCTAATGTTCCAACGCTTTTCTTTTCTGCAGATACTGATGTTGCTACAGTAATGATGAGAACTGCAGCACATATCTCAGGTCATAATCAAACTCTGGTAGAAGAAAACTTAACCAAGAATAGTAAGTACTATGATGATAAGTTTGATAAGGTAAAAAATATACAGTGGGTCTTTGACTCATCACCATCATTAGATGATATTGAGTTAGAGATCAAGGCTTATATAGAACTTTATGGTATTCCACCAGAGTTAATTATTATAGATAACCTTATGAATGTGGTAGCTGAATCAGACAATGAGTGGGCAGGACTACGAGCCATTATGGTTGAACTGCACGATATGGCTAGACAGACTGAGGCTTGTGTAATGGTTCTTCATCACGTCAGCGAACAGTCTGAGTATGGTTCTACTACTGAACCACCTGCTCGTAGATCTATTCACGGTAAGGTATCTCAACTACCTGCAATGATATTAACACTGGGCTATGAACCTATAGGACAGTTGCTTAGAGTTGCTGCAGTTAAGAATCGCTTTGGTAAGCACAGCGCAGATGGTAAAGACTATGTATCTTTGTTTGCTAGTTATGGTTCTTGTCAGATCAGCGATGCTGATGAGTATGGTCGTATGCTTGGTAGAGATGCAAGGTTTGAGAGTATGAGAGACAAGGTAGGCTAATGGCTAATACGGAGATACAGTATGTCAAAAAGAAAATTAATAAACTGGAAAGTGATTTTGCTGCTTTTAGTTCTATACTTATTCAGGCAGGAATTATTGAAGTATATGAAGAAGATGGTCAGCAAACATACAAAGTAAACAAGGTTAAGGTAGATGAGCGCAAAGAATAAACGCAAGGGTGCATCCTTTGAACTAGATGTAATGAAATGGTTTAGATCTAAGGGTGTTAATGCTGAACGCTTACGCTTATCAGGACAAAAGGATGAAGGTGATCTAGTAGTTATTATTGCTGGAGAAACTTTTATCTTGGAGTTAAAGAATACAAAGGTGTTAAACCTACCCCAGTTCTGGAGAGAGGCAGTTGTTGAAGCTCAGAACTATGCTAATGCTAGAGGTATTAAACCAGCACCACTATCTTATGTAGTAGTTAAAAGACGTAATGCTGGTATAGAACAGTCTTGGGTAGTCCAAGATTTAGAACAATGGTTGGAGGATAAGGATGCCTGTCCCTAGTGGAAAGATAACAACTACTAAGATAATGCAAGGCTTAGATAAGGGAGAGCAATGCCAGGACAAGACTGGTCAAGAAGTAAACGAACAAACAGACGAAGCAACGACACCGATGCAAAGTCAATCCCAATCGGAGTAGTAGTACAGTTTTATGGTGGAGAAGTAAAAGAGGGTAGAGCAAGTTCAGTTAGGTGTGTGATGCACGATGACTCTCGCAAGTCAGCAGTGATGAACACAGTGGAGAACCTATACTTTTGTCATACCTGCGGTAAGGGTGGAAACACCATCAATGTTGTAATGGAAAAAGAAAGTTTGGAGTTTAAAGATGCTCTCGCAAGAGCAATTGAAATCTTATCTACAAGCGGCCACTCGCTACCAGCAGGGTCTAAACGTAGAAACCGCAACCTTTCTAAAAGAACGTGGCATATCTAAAGAGATAGCTGAGTCTTTTAGTTTAGGTACAGTAGTTGATCCGATCCCTGAGCATCAGTTGTATCAGGGTTGGTTATCTATACCCTACTTTACTGCTCTTGGTATTTGTGTTGGCTTTAAGTTTAGAAGATTAGATGATGGCAAACCTAAGTATGGTATGGCTACTGGTCAGAAGACCCATCTATTTAATGTTAATGCTTTACTAGAACCTAAAGATACTATTGCAGTATGTGAGGGTGAGTTAGATGCCATCATTGCTACTGGTGCTTTAGGTATACCAGCAGTTGGTGTTCCTGGTGTTGCTGCTTGGAAACCACATTATGCAAAGCTAATGAATGGGTATGGACAGGTATTAGTTATAGGTGATAATGATATTAAAGAGGATGGTTCTAATCCAGGAGCTGAGTTTTCTAGGAGAGTAGCATCAGAAGTTATCAATGCAAGTATCTGTGTCCTTCCTGCAGGAATGGATCTAAATGACCTATACTTAGCAAAAGGGATAGAAGAGACAAAACGGATGTTAGGAGCAGTTAATGTATGAAGAGTTAAGGGAAGATGGTACCACCCGTATTGTCGGAGATCTTGCTGATCTAAAGAATAAGAAGTTTACATCTGATATGCGGAAAGTATTAGATGATGCAGGTAATCTACTTCTATCTAAGCACAAGGACTATGGTCCTACTAATATCTCTAACGCACCAGGCGGTGCGCTTAATGGATTAAGAGTGCGTATGCACGATAAGACTGCTCGTATAAACCATCTAATAGATAATGGTGCAACACCTGAGAATGAATCTTTAAAGGATAGTTTTGTAGATTTACTTAACTATTCAGCTATTGCAATTATGGTCTTGGAAGGAACTTGGCCTAAGTAATTCAGCACACCTAGTAGATAAGAAGCGTAGAAAAGTAGATGACTAAAGAATTACACCCGATACTGAATGACCTAGTACCAGCAGTGGCTAACTCTATTGCTCGTAAGTTTAAAGGTTGGGTAGAGCGAGATGATCTAAAGCAAGAACTTTATCTTTGGGCTATCGGTAGGCAAGGTCAATACTTAGATCAACTTAATGAAGAGAACAAAGACAAGCGTGAATATAGTGTGAGCAGAATTGCATATCAGATGCGTAGAATTGCAGAGAAGTATGCTCGTAAAGAGAAGGCTCGCAAGGCTGGCTATCAGACCTCTGATGAGATCTTCTACGATACTGCAACTATCGCTAGGTTAATGCCATCTATCTTACAATCTGTAATAGAAGGAACTGTACTAGAGCAAGCACAAGATTTAATAAATGATGGACAACCTCGCAAACAACCAGCACCTTCTGAGGGTGGCAACCTCCTTGCTATCTTAATAGATGTAAAGAGATCATACTTAAAGTTAGAAGAAGAAGACAAGATCTTACTTCGTATGCGCTACTACGATAACAATACCCTTCAAGAGATATCACAATACCTAGAGGTAGCGGTATCCACTGCTGATCGCAGATGCACCTCAGCTCTGCGTAGATTGCAAGACTTGTTGGGTGGCGATTCGCCTTGGGCCTAGATGTATTAAGAGAGTCTGAATTATTTGATTACTTAAAAGAGTTCCACTTCTCTGATCTGAGTAAGAGTGAAGATGAGTTTGATAGCTTTGACTGTGTAAGTATGGAACATAAGATATTTATTGAATTGAAATCTAGGAAGACACACTATGACGATCTGTTAATAGAGGAACACAAGTACTCCTCTCTCATAATGGCGGCTGGTATCAGGTCCCTTACTCCCTGGTATATCAACTCCACACCGAATGGCATCTGGGGGTTTAATCTCTCCAAACTCCCAATGCCTAAGTGGGAAGACAAGTGGCTACCTATTACTACTGAGTTCGCTAATAAGAAGAGCAGGTCTAAGCCTGTTGGTTATCTCAACATAAAAGATGGAGAAGAGTTTTGATCTACGAATATGAGTGTCCAGGTGGAGATGAAGTAATACAGATTGAAAGATCTATCAATGCACCTGAGGAAAACTATAGGTGTTCAACTTGCGGAGCTACGCTTAGGCGTATCTATACCTCACCTGCTATAACATTTAAGGGTAGTGGCTTTTATACTAATGATAAATAATTGTGCTACATTTGTAAAAATGTGCTACAATTCTTTCATACCCCTTCGGTTCCTATCCCGAAGGGGTTTCTAATTGGAGAAGCCCCGCAGAAAATGAACGAAACTGCGGGGCTTATTGTCCCTAGGAAGGAAGGGAACTATATTATATCAGCGATGCCTTGAATAATCCATTCAACTACTGGCACTGCTACTGCATTACCCATCTGTTTATATCTATTAGTATCAGATTGATCTTCAGTCCAGCCATCAGGAAATCCTTGTAGTCTTTCACACTCAAGAGGTGTAAGCCTACGCACTTGGTTCGTAGCTACCATTGGCATATTGTTTCCACCTGTTCCCATTCTAGCTTGCAGTGTATTAATCTTATCATCTTGTAATCTCATATCTCCAACTCTATTACCATAAAATATGATAGTAGTTGCTCTAGTATCACCATTATCAAATGCGTTCATAGTAGGCACAACTCCACCCTCCACCCAGGTTTCATAGTCAGTATTACTCTGAGCTCTGCGACTTTTGTTGAACCAAATCATCATTCTCCAACACTAGATTGTAATGCTCTGATCCTGATGGACCACCAGCTCCTTTATACCACTTAGAAGTTACAGTTGTTGTTACTCCTGGGTTGGTTGTAAGCCAGCCTGCTTCTCTAGTGCTTCTTGTAGAGTTGGAGGTAATGTCTTTCCTCTTTGCACTGTCCTGCGTAGTATTCCTTCGCAAGCCTTCGGACTTAAATAGTACTTCTGCTGCACTGAGTGGGTTTCCAGTGCGTTTTCCAACGATGAAGATACGCCTTCTCCTTTGGGGAACTCCGAAGTACTGAGCATCAAGCACCCGCCAGGCAACGCCATACCCGATGTCGGCCATCGTTCCAATGACCACTCCAAAGTCTTGTCCTTTGTTAGAGGTAAGAAGACCAGGGACATTTTCAAGGATGAACCACTCAGTTTTCGTTTCTTCAATAAGTCTTGCAATCTCCCAGAATAATCCGCTTCTTTCTCCAGCAAGACCACGCCTCTTTCCAGCCACGCTAAGGTCTTGGCAGGGAAATCCGCCTGTGATAATTCCTCTATCAGGTTTAAATCCTGCTTCAATTAAATCACTTCCTTTCACATCTGTTATATCAGAGAACTGTTTAGCATTTGGAAAATGCTTAGCCAATACCTTTTGGCATTGTTTATCTATCTCAACATTAGCTACCACATCTACACCATTGCGTTCCATAGCAAGATCAAAGCCGCCAACGCCAGCGAAGAGCGATACCCCCGTTAACCTACTCACTAGTAGTAATTGTTTCTGAGGAAGAACTTATACGCCTTGCAAGGAGAGCCGTAACGAGAGTCAATGTATTTAAGACCTCGTAAGATTTGGTATTCGCTTCGGTGATCTTTCTCTCTAAGGAGTTGAGCAATTCCGTAAGCACTTGATCCTCTTTGGTTCTTTGCGTAGTTATCAAACCTGCTCTCACGGGTCCAAAGGGACTTAAGGCAGACCCACTCTCTCCCTCGCCAGTCCCAACCAGCCGAAGCGTACTCTTGTGCGAGCTTTCTATTACGACTTTTCTCATCTTGTGTTGCCTTCCTATTCTCTATAACAGCTATTGGTTTCTTTTGTGGGTGTAATAATTTATCTTGTCCCACCATCAACAAGGCTAGTGTTGCCATCAATATCAAGCCACTTCTTACCCATTTTAACATCAGCTTTTTTCTCCTCCTCTAGATAGAGGCGATAGGTATCAGGGTAGGTATTAGCCAACCTGGTTAACGCTCTCTCTCTAGCTCGTCGGTAATTACGCTGGCGAACCGCTTGATCGGCAGCAGATTTTAATCGTTGCTTATTCTTCACTTACTCCACCTGTCCACACAATTAGCAATAGTAGCAAGGACAATAGGCGTAATCTCTATGAACTCCATAGTTAACTTAGCCTCCTCCTCTGTCGTTTCATACTGTCCCACCCATACCTTACTATCAGGAGGGCTATTACGATACCATTTAATGGCCTCTAGGACATCTTCTCCGCCCCATATAGCTATCCCTTGAGCATCTGATACCTCATAGAATACAACATCTCTCTTTTGCTCGTTAAATATCTCCAATATATTACCCATTTGCTCGCTCTCTTTCTCTCATATATATCTTATCCTCACACTCAGAGCAGGTATCTGCGACATACTTAAATCTATCAAACTCTTTATTACATACATCACAATTCACCCACCTTTCATTGTCCTCATAGTCTTGATAGGCGTACTCATCTCCGAATAGGTATCTCGGCTCGCTCATACACTCTCCTCTATAACTACCTTATTGATTAGACAAGCTCGGCATAAGGTATGAGTGAAGTCCCGATACCATTTAGAGAATACCTTATTGCAGTAATCGCAAGATATGCTCTCGCTCTCACTCTCAATAAACTCATAGCCCTTGATCTCACTCATAAAGAGTTCTCCCTCTCCCTCTCAAGCGACATATCCATATTGCAATCATCGCATAATGGTTTTTTGTTGTACTCGTTATACCACTCAGGTTTGGTTATCTCCCACCCACAGAATTGGCAGATAGTTTTCACTTGCTTAGCTCCTCTCTCTCTTTTGTTAGTTGTATTAGTCTTTCTGCTGCACTTGCTATCTCCCTCATATAATCAAAGCAGATACAATCATCGGATAGATGATCACCACATATAGGCCTTGACTTGCGCTCCATCACTCTTCCTCTCTCTCCATTGGCTGCAATATCCCACCTAGATCTAACTCTAATCCAGTCTCTATTAGGATCCCATCATCGGTGTCTATTACTAGCGCATTAGGTAATATCGGTCTAATAGCCTCTATTAGATCTTGCATAGTCTGCATTATGCGCTCACCCTCTCTTGCTTACTAGCTTTATTGCAAGGATTACACCAGATACCATCTCCTATTTTCATTACATAACTAGGTAATCTCTCACCATTTTTAAGTGTTATATATAGTGCCTCATTAGATCCGCACTTAACGCACACTGGTATATTTTTTCTTCTTGCCATCTCTCTCTCCTATTCATAGTTAAGTGAGCGTTCGCTCACTCTCTCCCGCTATTGCTAGTAGGATACCACGCTAGTCTACCGTATCCTAGCAGACTAGCATAGTACGCCACTATCTAAGTTTAGCTATCTCCTCCTTGAATAAGCGGATAGCCTCCCGCTTATTATAAAAGTAATAGCATTTAGTTAATAGATATTCATCTATTCCCTCTCCCACATATGCAGATATTCTCCACGCTCCCTCTCTATTACGATCTATACTAGTAATCATAGATACTCCGCTAGATCGCCATCGCCTACAATATCTTGAAGATCGGAGATATCTAACTCTCCCTCTCCCCCGTATATTGCATTGTATAACTGCTCTTGTATCTGCTCCTTATTCATTTATTACCCTCTCTCCTGGTTATTGATAATCGCTAACGGTTAGGATTATCCCACCGCCTACCGTATACGATAGGCGATAGGCTAACACTATCCTAGTGTAGCTCCCTTATTGATACTTGCTTTAAGTGATTTATTCCGCGCTTTAAGAATAAACTTAGCTGCAGCAAGTCTCTCCTCATCTTCCGCAGTATTAAGCATAGGCAGCATAGATAACGCTCTAATCATATTCTTAAGACTTACGCTATCTTGATTCCCTACTAGTTGCCGCGCTCTATCTCTATCCATTACGCCACCATCAATTCATAACCATAGCGGGAGTACTCCTTAATGATCCGCTTAACTGCTGCGGGAGTTAACTCCGCGCTCACCACTATCTCACCGCTAACGGTATCCATTAAGCGGATATACTCCTTAGATCTCTTCCCTATCATTAGCTCACTCTCTCTCACTCTCTCTCACTCCTAGCCATTAGGAGCGGCCTACACCTAGATCACTAGGAGCAGATTACCGCCTACCGCTTAAACGGTAGGCGATAATACGCCACTATTAACCGCAGATAGTTAACTCTCCCACGCAGTACCCGCTCCCCTGCCACCATAAGCGGGTAGAGATTAACCAGAATATAACGCCGACACCTAACCAGAAGAGGATCCTAACGGTTAGGCGGATCCGATAATATGAGCGGGATCTACGCATTAGATACCACGCTCTCACTAGAGAATAACCAGGATATGATCCCATCGTATAACTCTCTCATAGCAGCATATAAGTAAAGAGAGTTAAGATCGGTTAAAGTGTTGCCATTATGGTTAAAATCCATATCGGCCACCATTAGATCTAACGCAGGATAAGCCCATAGGCTTAGCTCCTGCACACGCTTATTTATGTTTACATAATAGTCTTCACACTCTCCATTAGCTAATTCTCCGACATAATCGCTTAGATCATCGGCGGAGTAATCTTTATCTTCATATATATAACCAGATAAATTACTTGCCGCATCTAGTATCTCACCGCGCCAATTAGGGCCGCCGACATAATCGGGAAGATGCTCCCATATATTAGATCCGCTTAGATCATCATCGGTAAGTGATAGTTTATTAAGTAGTTGATCCTTATTCATTATTAACTCCTATCTTTTAACGGTTAAGGGTTAACCGATAGGAGCAGGATATACCACCGTCTACCGTATAAGCAAGTACCTAAGAGCTAATAATTAAGGGAGTGTCGCCTATGGAATAAATCGGACATATAGGGCAGGGTAAGTTATGGCTAGATCTTGGCAAGGATAGGCGGATCGGGTAAAAGATTAAGCGGTTAAGTATTAGCTGATGGGTAAAGAGTTAGCGGATCGGTAAGGGTTAGCGGGTTATTAAATGGAAGATCTAAGTAGTTTATTAAATAGGGGAGATACCCTATCGCTGCCCGATCGGTAGTGCGCCCTCTATTCTTTACTATCCTAATCTAAGCAAGGCAGGGGGGCGGGGGTATCAGTGGCAGGGCAAAAAACCGACCCCCCGCTTTAACTTTACGGCGCGGATGTTACTGTACTCCCCAAATAAATATATTTCCTAAAGTGTAATCAGCTAGTCCGTAATGTCCGTTTTGATATACTTTGTTTGTGAGTTGTACCACATTTATAAAGATTTTTTGTGTAAAAACGGGAAATCACCTATTTTTCTCGGCTTATATATAGTAGGGGAGTAAAACGGGGTGTGATGAGTTTTACGACCAACATCGCTACGGCAAAGCCTCCGCGATGCCCCCTAAGGGCGAGCGAGGCTTTACCCCTCACTTCGCTGTAGCTCGTTCGGGAGCGTAACGTTAAGTGAAGCGAACCGAACAGCACACACACACTTCGCGGCAGGTGTAATAGATTGATCGCTCCACTATCAATTTTCCTCCCCACTATGTAAAGTTATCTCGTGGAGTTATCCACAGGTACATCCACAGGAGGATTAATGGCTGAGAACTCAGCAGACATCGCAAAGAGAATTATTCTCAATTGCGTAGCAGAAGCATTTACAATTGAGCAGGCTTGTGCCTCCGCAGGTAAATCTATGAAGACCTACGAGTACTATCGTAGAACTGATAAAGTCTTCGCAGACAAGATAGACAGAACTAGGCTAGGTCTTAAAGACAAGCAGTTCGCATCAGGAGATGCTCACGATCTATCCTTCGCAAATTTTAGGGAACGTTTCTTACATAACAGAACCTTTCCCCACCAACAGAATTTAGTAGATGTCATAGAAGGCAATGAGCCTTCCTGGTTACATCCATCAATGAAGTACGAAAAGGGTATTGGCAATAACCGTATCCTTATCAATATCCCTCCAAACCACGCCAAGTCAATCACCATCACAGTTGATTATGTAACCTGGCAAGTTTGTCGCAACCCTAACTTTAGAATCCTAATAGTCTCCCAAACCCAGCGCTTAGCAGCAGACTTTCTTTACGCTATTAAGCAACGTTTAACACATCCAATGTATGAAGAACTACAGACTGCCTACGCTGCTGGGGTTGGGTTCAAATCTAAGTCAGCCTCCTGGCAAGCAACTCGCGTTACCTTCGGTGATGAGTTGCGTGAATCTAGCGAAAAAGATCCCAACATAGAAGCAGTTGGTATCGGTGGTCAGATCTACGGTAAACGTGCAGATATGATTATCGTTGACGATGCTGTGACCCTATCAAATGCTAATGACTTTGAACGACAAATCAAATGGCTTACCCAAGATGTTAGATCTCGTCTTAACCCAACAGGTAAACTTATTATCATTGGAACTCGCGTAGCTTCCGTTGACCTATATAAAGAACTACGCAACCCAGATAGATACCCTGGTGGATTAGTTCCTTGGACCTACTTGGCTATGCCAGCATTATTAACTGCAGATGAAGATCCTAATAAGTGGGAAACTTTATGGCCTGCCTCAGATCAACCCTTTGACGGACAAGCAGAATCGGATAAGAACGAAGATGGCTTATACCCAAGATGGAACGGGCGCAATCTTTTCAATGAACGACAAAGTATGGATGCTTCAACTTGGGCGCTCATTTACCAGCAACAAGACATCTCTGATGACGCAGTTTTTGATCCTGTGTGCGTTCGCGGCTCTATTGATGGTATGCGTAAGAGTGGTCGCCTTACCCCAGGTCATCCTGGTCACCCAAAAGATTTAAACGGCTTTTCTATAATCTGTGGTTTAGATCCAGCTATGGTTGGAGATACTGCAGCTATCTGCTATGCGATAGATCGCATTAACCATAAGCGTTATATAGTAGATGCTATAAAGATTACTAGACCTACTCCAGCACAGATCAGAGATCTGATATTTAACTGGACATCTATCTACGGTCCTAGTGAATGGATTGTAGAGCGAAATGCTTTCCAATCTTTCTTAACCCAAGATGAAGGTATTAGAGCGCACCTTGCAACTCGTGGTGTTATATTACGAGAGCATCACACTGGTAATAACAAATGGGATGCAGGCTTCGGTGTAGCCTCTATGTCTACCTTATTTGGAAGTAAGCAACAAGATGGTAAACACCATAGAGATAATCTAATACATCTTCCAAGTGATCAAACTGAAAATGTTAAATCATTAATAGAACAGTTAATTACTTGGTCACCCACTACCAAAGGCAAGACCGATATGGTTATGGCTTTATGGTTCTGTGAGATCCGAGCAAGAGAGATGCTCAACCAAGGTATACACGCTAAGCATCATATGACTAACCCATTCCTATCAAATTCAGAAAAGCGTAAGCGAATGGTTATTAATATAGATGAGATGCTTAATGAAAAACAACGTACCTTTATTTAAGGAGAACAATTGTTAACAGTTAAAGAGATCGCAGCAAAAGCGACTAGATTACAGACTAAGTATGCTGCTCGTGATCAACGTATGCGCGATGTGCTATCTATACGTCAAGGCGATATGTCCAAGGTATATCCTTCTATGTTCTCAGAGGATTATCCAAAACCTTTAGTTGCAAACTTTATTGATGTAGCAGCAAGAGACTTAGCAGAAGCAATGGCACCTATGCCATCATTTAACTGCTCAGCTACTAATATGGTTTCAGATGCTCAGCGTAAGTCTGCTGATATCAGAACTCGTATTGCTAACTATTACATAGCCTCTTCAGATCTACCACTACAGATGTACTCAGGAGCTGACTGGTTTAACACCTATGGTATGTTACCTGCTCTAGTTGAGATGGATTATGAAGGTAACAATCCCCGCATCCGACTACTTAATCCTTTCGGAGTCTATCCAGAGATTGATCGTTTCGGTCGTACCATATCCTTAACACAAGTTGTTGTATCAGATGCTGAATCATTAGCAGCACAGTTTCCTGAGTACGCAAGTCAGATCCTAAATGTTCGTAGCGTTTACCAATCAGCATCACCTTATCTATCAGTTATGCGCTACCACGATAAAGACCAAGATATGCTCTTTATCCCAGAGCGTAACAATTTAATTTTATCTAACACACCAAACCCAATTGGTAAGTGTTTAGCAAGAGTTGCAGTTCGCTCATCTCTAGATGGCGAAGCTCGCGGACAGTTTGATGATGTACTAGCAGTACAACTTGCTCGTGCAAGATTTGCTATTCTACAAATTCAAGCGGCAGAGAAATCTATCCAAGCACCTATTGCTATCCCACAAGATGTGCAAGAACTTGCACTTGGTCCAGATTCAATTATGCGTTCTGCTAACCCACAAGGTATTCGTAGAGTTCCACTAGAACTACCAGCAGGAGTCTTTACAGAATCTGGTGTATTAGAAAGAGAACTTCGTCTAGGTGCTAGATATCCTGAATCTCGTTCAGGTCAACTAGATGCTTCTATCATTACTGGTCGTGGAGTTCAAGCATTACAAGCAGGCTTTGATACACAGATCAAAGCAGCACAAGCACAGTTTGCTAAGTTGTTCCAAGATGTAATCGGTCTATGCTTTGAAGTAGATGAGAAGATCTTTGGATCTATGACTAAGTCTATTAAGGGAACTGATGACGGTACACCTTACACAATGAAGTACACACCATCTCGTGATATTAAAGGCGAGTATGGCGTAGATGTACGTTATGGAATTATGTCTGGAATGGATCCTAACCGAGCCATTATTGCATTACTACAAATGCGTTCAGATAAGTTAGTTAGCCGCGACTATGTTCGCAGAGAGATACCACTAGATCTAAATGTTACGCAAGAAGAACAGAGGGTTGACATTGAAGAGATGCGCGATTCTCTTAGGGTTGCTGTTGCTCAGTATGCACAAGCTATACCCGCACTTGCTTCCCAAGGTCAAGACCCAACTCAAATCATTTCTAGAATCGCAGAAGTAATCCAGGGTCGTCAAAAAGGACAATCTCTAGAAGCAGTAATTGAAAAAGCATTTGCACCAGAACCAGTTGCTCCAGTAGAGCAACCACTTCCTGGTGTAGCACAACTTCCAGTAGCAGGTGCGGCCCCCGCCCCTGCCTCGCAGCCAACTCAAGAACAACAAGTCGGTGCGGCCCCTGCTACTGGACAATCTCAACCAGATATAGGTCAACTACTCGCCGCCATTGGCGGAGCGTAAGGAGGTGGAAAATGAATAAGGGATCAAGAGCAGCAGCACCAACCGCAAAGCCAACTGAGGGCAAGAATAAGCCAGCAGGAAAAGAAGGCGGAAAAGTGTTCTTCGGATATGCAGCACCAGGCCGTAAAGGTAAGTCAGTAAAGAAGTAAATAATTTAGAAAGGAGCTGGGCGTTATGGATGATGATCTACAGCGCCCAGTTCGTTCATCAGATTTTTTAGTAGTAATAACAGGATTTGCATTAAATTTAATTAGCGCATTTGAAGCGCTTGCAGAAGATCTGCACAATATGAGTATTTATAATTCGCAACAGAAAAGCCAAGAAGCAAAAGTCTGGCAAAAATTTTCACAAGATTTAGAAACTATTAAGGAGAACAAAGATGGCTAAAGCTCCAATGAATCCATTGGCTGGAGTCTCAGGTCCAGGTCCATTCTCCGTAAGAGATGATCAACTTAATTTAGGATCTGTAGCGTATGGTGAAGGACAAGAGACTGCTATGTTAAATACAGGAGCGCCTAAGTCTAAGACTCGTGGTATTGCAGATAATGTTGGTGGAAGACCAGCAGATCCATTAAAGCAAATAACTCCAGTAACTCCATTATTTGCTGACACTCAAAACAAAACTCAAGATATTATGACTGGTTCAAAAATAGGACCAGGTGCTGGACCAGAAGTATTAATGATGAAGAAAACTTCAGTTAAAACATCTGATACTTTAGCTCCACTATTACCTTTTGACACTACTGGTGAAATAGGTATTTTGTATCAGGATGCTTTATCGCGGGGTGATTAATGTCTGAGAGTTTAAAATCTGCTGCTTTAGCGGCAGGACTAACGCCAGAACAGCGAAAGAAACTTGATGATTTTAATAAATCTCTTGCTGTACATAAAAATTTATCTAACCTACCTTCAGATGTAGCTAGTCAAGTTTACAATAATCTAGATCCCTCTCAACAAGCATCTTTACAGAAAAACTTTGGTAATGAAGATCCAGCATTAAAACCTAATCGCGGTTGGCTTGGAACTGCTTGGCACTATACAGGTGGTCAAGTTGCTAATGCTCTTGGTTATGTAGGTAGTAAAACACTTGCTGGTTTAGGTAACGTATCAGATGCAATGACTCGTGCTTATCGTACTGCCGCTATTGCTATAGATCAAGATGTAAGTCTTGGTAATGCTTTTCGTATAGCCAATGATAAAGGTGATAAAGTATTTAGTCCTGGTCGTATTGGCGATGCTAAAGCAAGATGGGGAACAGAAGCAGTAGATATAGCAATGCGTATTGCTGCTGGCGAAAAACCTGAAGATATTTTTGCTTCTGCTACACCTGAACAACAAAAATATATAATGTTGGCAGACCCAAGACAGAACAATATTCCAGGTATGGCACCTGATGAAATTTCAGCAGCAAGAGCAAATTTTCAAGATACTCTTGATGATGTACAAGCAGCGAAGTATTCTCCTGGTCGTCAATTTGCTAACCTTATTACACCTAAAGATATGGAAGGCTCAGGCCTTTTCTATAAAGCTGTATCGGGTACAGTAGATGCCGCATTTAGAGTTTTAGCTGATCCTTTATTAATTGCTGGTAAAGCAAAACGTTTGTATGATGCAAGCAAGTATGCACTTACTATGGCAACTGGTGGAGATAGAGTTGCAGATGTATTTTCCAAAGCACCTGTAATTAATTTCTGGGATCGTTATGGTGCTAAGTTAGATGAACTTTCTAAAGCACAGTCTGCAACAGTTAAGAATACTGAAGAAATTTTAAGAATTAAAAAAGACCTACAAATTTTAGCTCCTGAATACGGTCCTTCTGTAATACAAACATTTTTAAAAGCAGATGTTCCAGTAGTTAATGCTAAGACAGCACAAGCATTTTTTGAGAACACAAATCAATTAGATGAAATGCTTAAAGGATCTATTGGTCGTAGAAGAATTATCATCCCTAGACTAGATCCATTACGTAAGGCTCGTATTGCAGCAGTTACTACAGGTCGCACTGTACGCAACCTAGATGCTGTAGGTCCAAACCTAGTAGATGATATGTGGTTTGGTGGAGCAACTGATGCCGATGGTATCGCTAAGACTATTATTAATGGTAAAGAAGAATTTATCAATATGGTTAAAGCATCTACTAAGCCTATTGATGTAGCTAGATTTTCTACTGCTTATATGAAGCAAAGAATAGACAGAGCAAAAGCAAAGTTTGTTCTTGCCCCATTATTTAGAGATGATGTATTTGATGTTACGGCAGCAGATGCCTCAGATCAAATCTATCGTATTGCTAGAATGATTATGCCTAAGAGAGAATCTAGTTTACTAGCACAGGCATTTGATAGCATTGAAGAAGTAGGTAAAAGAAAAAGTGTTTACTATGGTCTATGGGGAACAGTCGCTGAAGTTCGCGGTTTAAATACTACTCAACCTGGTCAACAAATTGTTCGTTACCTAACTGGTAAATCTCAAGCACTTTATGGTTTAGATGATGCCTTTAGAGATAAGGGTGCATTACCTTCAGATTTTACACCACTTGCATCTGCTCCAAGTTTAAAAGATTTAGATAGAGCAGCAGGCCGTAATGGTTTATTTCAAAAATTAATGGGTGTTCCTAATACTCAATTTGCAGAACAAATGGTAAGTGCTTGGTCATTCTTAACTCTTGCTGGACCTCGTTATGCACTTCGTAACGCAGGCGAAGATTTAATGATGAATCTTGCTATAGGTCAATCTCCTTGGGGATTAGCAAAGAATAGATATTTATCAACTCGTATTAATACATTTTTTGCTGCTGCTAAAAAGGCAGAAGGAACAGGTAAGATTAAATGGTCTGAAAACCCTCTTGGTTTTGCTATGCGTTTAGTAAATAAAAAAGAAGTGGATAATATTTCTGTAGAACTTACAGCATTAAAAACTAAATTTGATGATGCTAGTAAAGAATTAGTTAAACTAAAGAAAGATTTATCTAAAGCAACTGATCCTATAGACGTATCAGATATTGAACTTAAAATTAAAGAACTTGAGTATGTAACTCAAGGTGGATTAGTAAATCAGACTAGAGAAATCTTTGCTCGTACTTTGAGCGAAGGTAGAATCAATCGTCTTCGTCAAAGCCTTGGATTAAAACCATTAGCTAAAAATGAAATTGATATTGTTGCTGAGCAAATAAGATATGGCGATATTGAAAACGCCTTTGGTGTTGTTTCTGAGAGCGCATCTAACTTTGCTCTTGGCGCTACAGACTATATGAGCCGCGCTCAGAATTTAGTTAAAAGTACAGGTGTTAGAGCGCAAGCGCTTGAAATTAAAGGTCTTGGTAATTATGCCAAAAAACCTGGAGAAAGAGCCTTTGCTCCACGAGCTATATCTATGCAAGATGAAGCCTCTATGTTTACCTGGATGTCTCGTATTGGATATTACGCCAACGATGACTTGGGTAAAATAGCAGTTGCTAACCTAGATAATGAAAAGGAATTTTTAAATCTAGGTCGTAAATGGTTACAAACCAAAACTGGACAACAGTATTTAAAAGATGCTCAATTATCTAATAATATGAGTGAATCTGAATTATTGACTCTTGCCTTTAACCGTACTAGGTCTCATTTCGTTAAACGTAATGGAGATCTAAATGAAGATCTTTTGAACAAGATCAGAATTAAAGATAAGAATGGTAAGTGGAAAGTAGAAGGACAGCTTTCTATTGATGATATGCCTACTAATGATGCAGATATTCCATCTGCAATTATTGGACCAACTCTTGTTCCAGTAGTAGAGGCAAATCAACTTACCTCAAATGTTATGACCTCAGGATGGTCTTGGCTTGGATTAGCAAATGCTCGTATGTCTCGCCAGCCTTTAGTTCTTAATGAGATGGTAGCAATTCGTAAAGAAATGCGTAAATCTGGTTTTGAACAAAAATGGATTGAAGCACATATCAGAGATATAAACCCAGAAAATAAAACTGGTATTGCTATTGCTACAGAAAGAGCTAAAAAAGCATTGGCAACTGCTGTAGAAGATAGAGCAGTAAATCAAATTTTAAAATATGTAGATAATCCACTTGTTAGAACTCAGATTGCTTTTACATCTCGTAACTTTGCTCGGTTTTATAGAGCAACTGAAGACTTTTATCGCCGTATGTATAGGGTTGTTCGCTACAATCCAGAGGCTCTTGTTAAGGCAGCACTTACTTACGAAGGTGTAACCCACTCAGGATGGGTGCAAAAGGATGATCAAGGTGAAGATTACTTTGTTTATCCTGGTCTTGCACCAGTTTATAACGCAGTTCAAGATGTATTATCTCGTCTAGGTATTGCAGATGAGTTTAAGACCCCATTTCCTGTAGAGTTTGGCGCTAAATTAAAGATGATTACTCCATCTTTAAACCCAGATTCTTTGGTACCTACATTCTCAGGTCCATTAGCTGGAGCAAGCGTTAAAACAATTACAACTTTACTAGGTTTTGTTGATGAAAAATCAGCAGATAGTTTAGATGGATATCTATTAGGTAAATATTCTGTAGATAGACCTATTCTTTCAGCATTACTGCCAGCACATATTAATCGTTTAGTTGGTGCATTAGATACCGATGAGCGTAATTCTCAATATGCAAGTGCTTGGCGTAAGGCAGTCACATATCTTGAGGCTTCAGGCAATGGTCTACCAAAGAGATATGATGATGAAGGTAATCTATTACCTCCTACCTCTGCAGAGCAAGAGGAATATCGGATAAGAGTAAAGAATACAACTCTTGGAGTTTTAAGAGTTCGTTTTGCTGTAGGCTTTTTAGCTCCAGCATCACCTCAAGTTCAACTTAAATCTGATATGGCACAATGGATTAGTGATAATGGTCGCGCTAACTGGAAGCAAGCATTTAATAATCTACTAGATAAATATCCTGGTGATTACGATGCTGCTATGGCCAAGTGGGTAGAGTTATTCCCTAACCAAGTTCCATATACAGTAACTGAATCAGAGCGTAAGTCTATTGCACCACTCAAGTATGCTGAAGAATCAGGATACTTCGTAGATAACAATAGAGAATTATTTAAAGATTTCCCTAATGCAGCAGCATTTTTAATACCTCATAAAACTGGTTTCTCTTGGGATACCTATCAAATTATGAGGGAAATGGGTATGAGTTATAATAAGAGAGTAGATGACTATCTAAGAGAGGTTCAAACAGCCTCAGATCTACAAACTTATTATAAGAGAAAAGAAGCATTTGAATCTTCTTTAGAGAACTCAACTGTAGACTTTGAAAGAACTCAACTACGCAAAGAGTTTGACCAATGGAAAGATGTATTTTTTGCTGCTCGCCCATTAGTCAGAGAAGAGTTGGGTACAACAGGTTCTCAAAGAGCTGCTAATCGTTTAAACACTTTAGATGAATTAGATAATATGCTTGCTCAGAACATAGGTATCAGAAAAGATGTTCAAGATAAACTTAGAGAAATGTCTAGTATCTATAGAGAATACAAAGACGAAAAGGCAAGATACGATGAGTTTGGCGGATCTCAAAAATTAATTAAGTATCTAAAAGACGATACTATTATTAAGTTAAGAGAGTTAGCTCTTTATAATGAAAATACACAAGCAGTATACGATGTCTTATTTGGCAGATTGTTAGGAGATTAATTGAATGGCTAGTCTAAAAAGTCAATTAGAAAAAGCAAACACTGATCTCAATCGCGCTGGATACGTACGCGATGCTGCTTTATCTCTCAGAGAAGATACTAGATATGTCAAATTTGAGAATAGGCCTCAATCTGAAAAAAATGAAATTAACAATAAAATCAGAGAAGCCTCTAAAAAATACAATACGGCTAAAGCCTATTACGATAAGATACTAGCTGCTTATAATAAAGAGTTAGAAAATAAAAAAATAACTGGTCAAAAAGAAGGTTTATCAGAAGAGGATCAGGCGGCTGATTTAGGTATATCTGTAGAAGAATATCGTAAACAAAAACAAACCGCTTTAGATGCAGACCAAGCAGCTAGAGATGCTGCTTCACAAGGTGCTGCAAATCAACAAGAAGTAGCAACTTTTAGTCAATTCCTTAATACTATATCTGTAGATGAAGTACAGTTAAAAGCAGTTCAACAAGATCTTAAAAAGAACTTTCCATCTATTTATAAGGGTGGAACTAATGGCCTAAAGGATTGGACATCCACTCAGTCTGCTCTTCAAACTATTGCTGAAACAAGAGGGGCTTTACCTAAAACCTTACAAGGTGCTTCTTTAAGAGAGTTTTTACTTAATCCTACTGTAAGTATTGGATCTACAGGTGCTGCGGGACCAACTACAGATAGATCTGCTAATATATTTACAGATGCTGAAGCAATTGCGGTAGTTCAAAAACTATATAAAACTTTATTAAATGCTGAACCTACACCTGAAGAGCAGTTAAGATTAGCCAAAAAATTACAAAATGCTCAAAAGAAAAACCCTATAGTAACTAAATATAAAACTACAGGTGGTGTTCGGGAGTCAGTAACTACTGGTGGATTAGATGCAGAAGAGTTCTTAACAAATGAAATTAAGAAAGATAATAGATATAGCAAAAAGCAGGAACAAACACTTGCATCATCTAGGGCTATTTTAGCTGCAACTGCTCGCGCTAATGCTTTAGATCTTGATGCAAACTTTGGTAATCAAGTTGATGATTTTTTAAATAGAATTAAAAATGGTGAAGATATTAGAAATATCCAAAATCTTATTCGTCAACAAGGTAGATTATTTTTACCAGAAAATGTAAGAAATGCTATAGATCCAACTATAGATTTATCCTCAGCATTAAGTATTTATATGAATCGTATGGCAAAATCTAAAGGTGTTTCAGTAGATCAAATTGATGTTAATGAAGTTATCCCATTGGCTATAACTGATAAGGGATTTGCAAGTATATCTGATTTTAATAAAGGAATTAGAAAACTATCTTGGTGGCCTGAATCAGAAGAAGCTATAGATGCTGTATACCAAGGCGTGGGACAAGTATTTGGCAATTTCGGAGTTATGGAGATATAGTGGCTGAAAAAGTAACGCTTGCTGAGGCTAAAGCCCTTGGCTTTAATAGTACTGCAGGTATCACCAAAGAAGGTGGTATGTACAAATTTGCAGAATCACTTGCTCCAGAGCGCGGTGGATTTCAATCTGTTGGTGTAGCAAAACCTGGTCAGGTACAAATGACTCCTTATTATGGAGATGTAACTGGCGCTTATCGTTTAAACCAAGAGCAGTATGCTAGTACCTATTCTGGTGGTAAAATTGATACAGCAGCACAAGCAAAAATTATGCAAGAGAATGAAATTAAATCTCTTGTCGCAAGTGGTATGTCTTTAGCGGAGGCCACAAAAAAAGTATCAGAGCAGTATGGTAAATTTGGTGTTCCATTAGCAGTAGGTGGTTTTGATGCAAATGGTAAACCAACACCAAATGGACAATATAATGCTCAAGGACAGTTTGTTGGTTCAGGTGGAACAATACCTACGGTTGCTCAAACTGAAGCTCAACAAAAACGTCAAAACGCATTTGATATTTTATACAGTCAGTTTTCTGAATATGGATTACAGGCATTAGTAGAACCACTAAAAAATTTAATTTTAGAAGATGTATCACCAGCAGAATTTGCTATTCGTTTACGTCAGACAGAGCCTTATAAAAAGCGCTTTGCAGCTAATGCTGCTCGTATTGGCAAAGGATTAAGAGCGCTTTCAGAAGGTGAGTATTTAAATCTAGAAGATGATTATCAAAACATTATGCGTAACTATGGTTTACCTAATACCTATTATGCAAAGGGTGATCTTGGTCGTCAAGAAGGATTTGAAAAACTTATTTCTGCAGATGTATCTCCTGCCGAATTAGAGGAGCGTATATTAACTGCACAAAATAGAGTCGTTAATGCTCCACCACAGGTTAAGGAAGCACTACAGAGATTCTATCCTGATATTAATAACTCAGATATTCTTGCTTATACTCTAGATCCAGAAAGAGGATTAGCAGATATTAAGCGTAAGGTAACTGCAGCAGAGATAGGTGGTGCTGCCCTTGGTGCTGGACTAGCAACTGATGTTACTAGAGCAGAAGAACTTGCTAAGTTTGGTGTAACTGCAGAAAGAGCAAGACAAGGTTATCAAGCAGCAGTTCCTATTATTGAACGAGGAAGACAATTATCTGATTTCTATCAAGAGTCTCCTTATACACAAGCAACTGCAGAAGAAGAATTATTTGGACTAACTTATGCTCCAGAAGCAACAGCAAAGCGCAAGAGATTAACTGCTCTAGAAGAAGCGCAATTCGCTGGACAATCTGGAATGACTGGAGGAGCGCTAAGCCGAGAGAGGGCTGGCTCCTTTTAACTAGGCCTGCTAATGGAACGACTGGCCCATTAGAGAGATAACAAGACCAGTAGTAGAAGCCATACAGAAGATCCCCAAGTCTGTATGAGGTCTACGCAACTACAATAGAATGGGAGATGGACTATGTCCAACTACGACTACGAGGATGAAGATGACAACAACAATGTTGATACATCTACAGACCTTATCAAGCAACTACGCAAAGCGAATAAACAAAAGGAAAAAGAACTAGCTGAATTAAAGGCTCAGTTTGAAGGCCTTAATAAATCGCAACGCGAAAGAGCAATCAAGGATGCCCTCGCAGCTCGCGGGGTAAATACGAAGATCGCTTCGTTTATCCCACAGGATATAGACCCAACTGAGGAGTCTGTATCAAAGTGGCTTGAATCAAATGCCGATGTTTTCGGGATTCAATCTACTGAAAGCCAGCAAGCACCTAATATTGACCCAGCTCAGGCTAAGCAATATCAACGATTAACTAATGCTGCAGAGCAAGGTAATACACCTAATGCTTCTGCAGATATTATGCAAAAGTTGTTAAACGCTAATAGCCGCGAAGAGTTGGATGATGTAATTAGGCAGTCTGGTTTATAACCCTATCCAACGAAAGGCAAGTGCTTAAATGACACTACCAGCAGGTACGATTACTGGTACCGCAGACATTACCGCATTAGTCCAGACAGCGTATGATCAATACGTTCGTATGGCACTACGCTCAATCCCAGTGATGAGAGCAATTGCAGATGTCAAGCCAGTACAGCAAGCTATGCCTGGATCATCAGTTGTATTCTCAATCTATTCTGACTTATCACAAGTCACAGCAACATTGACTGAAGAATCTGATGCTTCATCCGTAGCCCTAGGTAACCCATCACAGGTTACAGTAACACTTAATGAGTACGGCTCAGCCGTTACTACAACTAAGAAGTTAAACCTAACTTCTTTCAACGATGTAGATGCAGCTCTTGCTGACATCATTGCATACAACGCTGCAGATTCTATTGACTCTGTAGTTGCTTCAGTTCTAACAGGTGGCACAAACGTTATCTACGCAGGAACTGGAAACACAACAACTTCTGATCTAACAACTGGCGATACAATCACAGTTGCTAACATCCGTAAGGCTGTTACAGAACTACGCACAAACAAGGCAGTGCCTCGTATGGGCGAACTATATGTAGCATACCTACACCCACGCCAAGCAGCAGATCTACGCGCTGAATCAGGCACAGGTGGATTCCAGGATATCGTCAAGTACACAGACAATGTGTCAAAGACAATTATTCCTGGTGCTGTAGGCGTAATTGAGGGCGCAATGGTAATTGAAACACCTCGCGTTCCAGTAGTTAGCAATGGTGCTTCACCATCTGTTAACGTCTACAGAGCAGTAATTGCAGGCCGTGAGGCTCTAGCAGAGGCTAAGGCACAAGACATCTCTACCATCATTGGTCCAGAGGTTGACTTGCTTCGCCGCTTCCGCACAATCGGTTGGTACTACTTCGGTGGATTCGCAAGACTCCGCGAGGCTGCGCTATACCGCATTGAGTCAACAGCTTCCTAACAATTAGTTAGTAATGGGCAGGGGTGGGAAACCACCCCTGTTCTACAAGAAAGGTAAATGTGACTTACAGACTTACAACTCCTTGGGAGTGGGAAACTTGGATCACTGCAGATAACCAAAATACACCATACGCAAGATTAGCTGGAAGACCTATCACTGGTGGAACATCTACTGGTGCAACAAATCCTTTCTTAACAGATATACCTAGAGGCGTAACTCTTCTAGTAAATGGAACTACAGTTACAGCAACAAGATATCCTTATCAAGATGATATTACAGATGCAGATGCAGTTTATATGGGTGGTCACTCCTACGAGATAGATGACCAAGCCGCACAGATTTTAATTGATGCTGGTTATAGCCAGTACTTGGAGCAAATCTAATGAGTAATTGTACTTCAAGTTGTAAGACAAAAGATCACCAAAGTTATGCTGATTGTTTAAAGCAGAATACTCCGATGTTCGTAGGTGTGTCACCTACTAGAACTGGATGGGATCAAGATAAAGTTAAGAAGGATGAAAAAGAATTAAATAGTTATTACTCTGCAGTTAAGCAGGGTATGGAACCAAGATCAACAAGGCAGAAAGATATTGATGCCGCAGTCTCACTTTCCGACAAAGCTGGTAAAGCATTTGACGGAATCAACCTAACCTATAAGGGGTAAACAATGCCAATGGTAAACGGACAAAAACTGCCTTACACAAAAAAGGGCAAAGCTAAGGCTATGAAACTAGCTAAGAAAACTGGTAAGAAAATGGTTATGAAAAAGATGGGAAAGAAGAAATAATGAAAGAGACAGATGATGGCGTAGTCTACGAGACTCGCCCAGACCTAAACGTTAAGTTGGATGTTTATCCAAATGCAGAACGCCAAGAGGAATCTAATCGTAAGTATATGACCTACGATTCAATCCAAACTGGTTCTCCTGCTAAGGCAGCACCTCGCCAATGAAGAAAGCAAAAGGCGCTAAGAAGGTTGCCAAAGTAATGAAAGAGTTTAAGAAGGGCCAACTGAATATTGGCAAGTCTGCCAAGAAGGTTAAGTCCAAGAAGCAAGCAATTGCTATTGCTCTTTCAGAGGCAGGAATGTCTAAGAAGAAAAAGAAGTAATGTCATCTGGTAGCTACAAGCGCCACGATGGTTTTAATCCAGTTCAGATTAAGAATGGAATGGTAGTTCGTCTTAATAAGAATGGATCTATCAGAGCAGTATTAGGAAAGTACGGAGTATATGGCAAGCAAGAAGGATCCAAGACTCGCTAGGGCGGGAGTATCTGGTTTTAATAAACCTAAGAGAACTCCTAGTCATCCTAAGAAAAGTCACGTTGTGGTCGCTAAAGAGGGATCACAAGTTAAAACTATACGCTTTGGACAGCAAGGCGTAACTGGTGATAGGAAACCAACTGCAAGACAAAAATCATTTAAAGCTCGTCACGCTAAGAATATTGCCAAGGGCAAAATGTCTGCAGCGTATTGGGCGGACAAGGTGAAGTGGTGAAAAAGAAAGTAGCATTTTGGGATAAGAAGAACCCTAAAAAAACTTCTAAGAAATTAACACCAGCACAAAAGAGTGCTGCTAAAGCAAGAGCAAAGGCTGCTGGTAGACCATATCCAAATCTAGTTGATTCGGCTTGGGCATCAAGAAAGAAAAAATGAAAATTTGTCCATCTTGCAAAATAGATAAACCAATAAGTAATTATTGGAAAGGTCAATATAGTTGTATTGACTGTACTAAAGAAAAACAAAAAACAAGATGGGCTAGTAGATCTCCTAAAAAGAGATTAGAGCAACATCTAAAATATAAATATAATGTTACTGTATCTACTCTAGAGGAAACATTAATAGATCAAGATACAAAATGTGCTATATGTAAAACAGAATTACCAGATCTACTTCTATATGATAATAGAAGGCGAGGCTATGCAATAGATCATAATCACGAGACTGGTGAATTTCGCGGTGTATTATGTTTAAAATGTAATACGCTACTAGGTATGGCTAAAGAAGACAAAAACATTTTACTATCTGCAATAGATTATCTTGAGACAAAAGGTAACTACGCAGCAGTAGCTAGAAAAACAAAAAAGAAGTAAGGAGAAATAAGTGGCACTAGGTGATCCAGGTACAACTCTTAGCGATGAGTTAAATCGCCTTGCCAATGGTGGCACTTATAGAACACCTGATGCAATGGTAGGAGAAGCATTGGCTGCTCGCCAATGGGCTGCTCAAAGAACAGTTACTTTAACCGTATCAGATACTGTTGGTGTTTTAAATCAGATTGCTGGTAATACTGATAAGTCTGCTTGGAAAGATTTTACTGGAGTTTGTAATCAACTAGCATCCAGTACTGGCTTAGCTGCTGCTGCAGCATTAAGGTTGATATCCTCTTGAGTGCTAAATATAATTTAGTTTGTGATCAAGCAACAACATTTAATTTTCAATTCGTTATCCAAGATGAAGTAGGTACTACTGTCACACCTTGGAATTTAACTGGTTACACATTTACTATGACAGTACGCCCATTTGTTGGTTCAGATACAACTACATTACTTGCAACAACCGCTAATGGAAAGATAACTACTGATCCACTATTAGGTAGAATTATCGTTAACTTTACATCTACAGATACAAATATAACACCTGCTCGTTATGCCTACGATTTAGTAGCTAACTCAGGTGGAACAATAACAAGAATTTTAGAAGGTAGATTTGTAATAACTGGAGGTGTAACAGTATGACAACATTTATTGTTGTAGAATCTATTACACCACAAGTTGCAGTCACATTTTCACCAGATCAAGGTCCACAAGGAACACCAGGAGTAACTGGTGCAACAGGTCCTACAGGACCTAGCGGTGCTACAGGTCCTAGTGGTCCAACAGGCTCAACAGGCGGAACAGGAGCAACAGGTGCAACTGGTAACACAGGCTCTACAGGTTCTACTGGTCCTACTGGTAGTACTGGTCCTACTGGCCCTACTGGTTCTACAGGTAGTACGGGTCCAACGGGTGAGACAGGTCCGACTGGTGCCCAAGGTCCTACTGGCGCACAAGGCAATACGGGAGCTACGGGACCAACAGGTGCCGTTGGTGCTACAGGTGCCACTGGCTCAACGGGGCCTACGGGTGAGACAGGACCTACAGGTCCTGCAGGAGCAACGGGCGCTACTGGTTCAACTGGACCAACAGGGGCAACTGGAGAAACAGGAGCCACAGGTTCTACTGGAGCAACAGGACCAACAGGACCACAGGGAGATATAGGACCTACAGGTCCACAAGGTGTAACAGGCGCTACAGGCGCAACAGGAGATACTGGCCCAACGGGTCCACAAGGTAACACTGGTGCAACGGGTGCTACAGGCCCTACAGGGGCCACAGGAGCCACTGGAAGCACTGGCCCTACAGGTGATATAGGCCCAACTGGACCACAGGGTCCTACGGGCGCTACAGGGCCTACAGGACCTCAAGGTGATATTGGTCCAACAGGACCGCAAGGAGCCACTGGAGCCACAGGTGCGACAGGTGCTACAGGAAATACTGGTGCCACAGGCGCAACTGGTCCGCAAGGAGAGATCGGTCCTACTGGACCTCAAGGTCCAACTGGACCTACTGGAGCGCAAGGCGCTACTGGTGATACTGGTCCTACTGGACCAGCAGGTGCTACTGGTGCAACTGGTGCGACAGGTCCTCAAGGACCTACTGGAGATACAGGACCAACTGGTCCTGCTGGAGCAACAGGGCCAACTGGTGCTACAGGTGCAACTGGAGCCACTGGTGCTACTGGACCAACAGGAGCTGATGCTACGGCGCTTCCTGGTATTTTAATGTTAGGTGGAATGTAGAGTTATCTAATGAAAGTCAACGACTTCTTTGACAAGGTTATAGTAATTAATCTTGATAGAAGAACAGATCGTATGGAGAAGTTAGCTCCTCAGTTAGAGAAACTAGATATCCAATACAAAAGATTTTCAGCAGTAGATGCTAAGAAACTTGATATAGATCCAATAGTCGCAGGACTACAAAGTCATATTCAAGTAATGAAGCAAATAGCAGGACAAAGAGTTTTAATACTAGAAGATGATGCTTTATTCGTAGATGACTTCAATGAGAAGTTTGAAAAGGTGATGCAAACATTACCTGAAGATTGGGATATATTTTATCTCGGAGCATTAGTTCCTAAAGAGGTTGGCCTAGTAAGAATGGTTAATCGTCATTGGGGTATTCAAGTATTAACAACAGGATCTCAAGCTTACTGTATAAATCCTAGTAGATTAGAATACTTCATAAACAAACTTGAAGATTATCACTACTATATAGATATCGGTCTAAGAGATTTTGCTAAAGGTCTTAAAGCATATATAACACAGCCCAACTTAGTAGTACAATTCCCCTCGTACTCTGATCTACGACTTAAAGAGGTGAATGACTTTTGAAGGTAGCTGTCTATACGATTGCTAAAAATGAAGCAAAGCACGTCAAGCGTTGGTTTGAATCAGCAAAGGGAGCAGATTACTTTTTAATCTGTGATACTGGTTCAGAAGATGATACTGTTAAGATCGCTAAAGATCTAGGTATTAATGTTGTTGAATGTAGAGTAGATCCTTTTAGATTTGATGTAGCAAGGAATTATGCACTTGCTTCATTACCACTAGATATTGACTGGTGTATCGCATTAGATATGGATGAGATGCTAGTCGGTGAGTGGAGAAGTGAATTAGAGAAGGCTTTAGCAGATGATGTTGATAGAGCCTACTATAGATTCATAACAGACTTTAATGAAGATGGAACTCCTAAACACGAGTTTGATGGCTTTAGAATCCACAGAAGAAAGAATGTTTATTGGTCTCATCCAGTTCACGAGGTGCCTAGAACATACGGTAAGAAAGAAGTAACTAAAAAATATAACATAGAGGTTTGGCATAAACCAGATAACTCTAAGATTAGAAGTTACTACCTACCAATGTTAGAGATGGCAGCAGAGGAAAATCCTGAGCCAAGAAATCTTTACTATCTTGCTAGAGAATATTATTACAAAGAGAATTTTGAGAAGGCGTTAGAAGTATTTAAACGCTATGTTGAGATATCAAAGTTTCCAGCAGAAAAAGGATTTGCACTTCGCCTTATGGCAAAGTGTGATCCAGCAAATGCTGAGGAATACTTAACACAAGGCACTGAAGTATATCAAAGTAGAGAAGCAGTCTTAGCACTTGCTAATTACTACTACGAAAAGAAACAGTGGAAAGAGTGCAACTATTCATCAAAGGTTGCATTTGGTATCACAGAAAAAACCACAGGCTTTATGAGTGAATCTTGGGCTTGGGGTCATATGGCTGCAGATCTAGTTGCAGTCTCAGCTTGGCAATTAGGTAATTGGAAAGAAGCATATAAGTTCGGAAAGATTGCTCTCAAGTTAAGCCCTAACGATGAGAGATTAAAAAAGAATATGCAATTCTATAAGGAGAAAATGAATGGCAACGTTTAATGATATGGTCAATGAGGTAAAGACCAATCTTCAAGGTTATACCTTAAAGCAAGATCGTCTTACATACCTTAATGCTGCTATCAATAGCGTTGCTACAAGTATGATAGTAGGTTCTTCATCTAACTTAGCAAAAGGTCCTGTTGAAATAGATGATGAAATAATTTGGATTGATAACTTTAATACTTCTACTAATACACTAAACGTAGCACCAGGCTTTGGTAGAGGATATCAAGGAACAGTTCCTACTAGTCACGCTCAATATGCTCAAGTAACTTTATCTCCATCATTTCCTAGAATCTCAATTAAGAAGGCTATCAACGATACTATCAACTCTTTGTATCCTAAACTATGGGCAGTAGATTCATATACCTTTACATTTAATGCAAGCCAAACTACATATGCACTACCAGATGATTTAGAACAAATCTTGTTTGTATCTTGGCAGACTACTGGTTCATCTAAAGAATGGCTACCAGTTAATCGCTGGAGAGCAGATGGTATGGCTAATATATCTACCTTTAATAGTACTAACACAATTAATATTTATGAGAATATACAACCTGGTAGAACAGTTCAGGTTTATTACACAACTACTCCAGATACTTTAGATAATAACTCAGATGATTTTGCTGATGTAACTGGACTTCCTCAATCATCTCAAGATGTAGTAACACTAGGCGCAGCCTATAAACTACTATCTTTTGTGGATTCAGGAAGAATATCTTTAACTTCAGCAGAGTCTGATTTAGCAGATTCTAAGATTCCTTCAGGAGCTGGAGCAAATAACTCTCGTTATATCTACGCTTTGTATCAACAAAGACTTAACGAGGAAGCACTTAAACTGCAAGACAAGTATCCAATACGCCTACACTATACTAAGTAAGGAAAGAAATGACCCGCAAGTTCTCGTCTATCAGCGTTGAATCAACGCTTGCATCTGGTATATCTAATAGCCAGACAACTTTAACTGTTGCTAGTGGTACGGGTTCAGCACTACTTGGTGGTGTAACCCTTGCTGCTGGTAACGTAGATCAATTCACACTAGCAATTGATCCTGATACTACCAATGAAGAGATTGTTTTTGCTACTGCTGTAGCATCAGATACCTTTACAATAACAAGAGGTAGGGCTGGATCTTCAGCAATATCACACTCAGGAGGAGCAACAGTTCGCCACGTTCTAACCTCTGATGACTTAACATTTTTTAATACAGGAGTTGCTACTGCAGATGCAGCAATACCTAAATCAACTGTAACTACTAAAGGTGATTTAATAGCAGCAACTGCTTCAGCTACAGTAACTAGAGTTGCAGTTGGTGCTAATGACACAGTTCTTACAGCAGACTCTGCTACCGCAAGCGGACTTAAATGGGCATCCCCTGTTCAGGCTCCACTAACTTTAAATCCTAAGACTGCTAATTATACTTTAATAGCATCAGATGTAAATAAGTTAGTGACTATGAGTGATGCTGGAACATTAACATTAACAGTACCTAGTGGTGTATTTACTACAGGTCAAGAAATAAATGTTCAACGTATTGGAGCAGGTGCAGTTCAGATTAGAAATAATGGAACTAGCGTACTTACCTCTACTGGAGCAACAGCAGGCGCACCTGATTTAAGAGCGCAGTATTCAGCTTGTACAATTATCTGTACCTCTAGCAACAACTTCACAGTGATCGGGGATATAGTCTAATGCCAACCTATAAAGTACTAGCGCAGTCAGCACCAAGTGCTGCTACTGCAACTACACTATATACAGCAAGTAATGCTGTAATTGTATCTAGCCTTAATGTGGCAAACACAGGTGGGGCAGCCGATACTATTCGTATCGCAGTAAGGCCAGCAGGAGCATCTCTTGCTAATCAACATTATTTAGTATATGGAGTTCAGGTTCCATCTGGTGCAATATTTACTTTTACTGGTGGAATAACCTTAGCAAATACAGATGTTATTACTATATACTCAACTACTGGAACTTCATCCTTTAGTGCGTTCGGAAGCGAGGCAAACTAGTGGCCGTAGGAATCGTTGGCGGTACCGTATCAGCAAGTGCTGCGTTAGCATTTAATGCTCAGACTGGTACTACATATACATTCGTATTAGCAGATGCTGATAATAAATTAGTTACAGCTTCTAATGCTTCTGCGCAAACTTATTCAATACCTACTAATGCAACAACTGCATTTCCAATAGGAACTCAACTTAATCTTATTCAAATAGGTGCAGGACAAGTAACAGTTTCTGCAGCTACACCTGCTACTACTACTGTAGTATCTACTGGTGCTACTGCTGCATCTCCAAAGTGTAGAGCGCAATATTCTGCTGTTACTTGCATTAAAAGAGATACCGATTCTTGGTATGTGGTAGGTGATATAGCGTGAGTCCAATCCTAGGAATTTGGGCAAGTCAAAACTATTCAAGAATTACTAGTAGTTACGAATCTATTGCTACCGTAACTGTTGGCTCAGGTGGTAGTGCTACCATTTCATTTACTTCAATACCTGCTACTTATACCCATTTACAAATTAGGGCTATTTCAAGAACTAGCGGTAGTGCTGGTGGATATGTTTATATGCAATATAACGGCGATACTGGAAGTAATTACACACGCCATCAATTATACGGTGATGGTTCTAGTGCAGCCGCTTACGGTGCTAGCGCAGACACTAAAGCCTTAGCCGCTTATCAAACAATAAGTACGGCATTATCTAATACCTTCGCTTCAATAGTTTTGGATATTTTAGATTACGCGAATACTAATAAATATAAAACTTTTCGTGTATTAAATGGTTATGATGTAAATGGTGCTGGTGGTTATGTATTTTTTATGAGTTCTGCTTGGTTATCAACTTCTGCAATTAACTCAATTACTCTTTATCCCGAAGCATCTCAAAACTTTGGTCAATATACTCAATTCGCCCTATACGGCATACGGGGCGCTTAACTATGCCTAAACTTAAAACTCAAACTGGTACTTGCGTTGTAGATAACTGCGACAAAGAACAATACGCTTGGCATATGTGCAAAAGACATCAACGTAGATTAAGAACAACAGGTCGTACAGATCTAGGACCAAGAGTACCTTGGAATAAATCTGGTATTGAAATATGTATTTGGGACAATTGTAATAACAAACATTTAGCAAAAGGTTTTTGCTCAAGTCATTACCGTTCATTTCAGGCTTGGCTTGATAAAGATCGTTCAGTTCTTGATAGATCAAGACAAAATAAACAAAAAGACAGAGCTGGATATATCCTTTTATATTTACCAAATCACCCTAATTGTTCAGTTAATGGACAATATGCAGAGCATCGTTTAGTTATGGAAAAAATGATTGGTCGTTATCTTATTAAAGATGAGAATGTCCATCATATTAACGGTAATCGTAAAGATAATCGTATAGAAAATTTAGAGCTGTGGTCTGAAATGCAACCATCAGGACAACGAGTGGAAGATAAGGTGGAATACGCTGTGGAAATATTAAAGCAATACGCTCCTCACCTTTTGGAAGGTGGTGCATAATGGCATCTACATATGAAAAGATAGCGACAACTACTTTGGGTAGTGCTCAGGCAACAGTTACCTTTAGCACCATTAGCGGCGCTTATACCGATTTAGTTTTAATAGCAGAAACAGACCAGACAGCATCTTCTATATCTTTAATAAGATTTAATGGCGATACTGGCTCTAATTATTCAAGCACTATTATATCGGGTACAGGTTCAACAGTAGGTTCATCAATAACAACTAATGCAACTTCAGTTAATTTTACGCAAACTTCTGCAAACCTACAATTAACTTTAGCAAACATTATGAACTACTCAAACACTACAACTTACAAAACATTTTTATTAAGAAGAAATGATACGGCAGGTAGTTTGGGTGCATCAGTGGGATTATGGAGAAGCACTTCTGCTATCACTTCTATTGATTTAATTTCTAATGCCAGTACTTTTTTGGCGGGCTCAACCTTCACACTCTACGGAATACTAAAGGCATAATATGGCAACTACATATACTTTAATTTCAAGCGTAACAGTAGGCTCAGGCGGTGCGGCTAATATAGAGTTCACTTCTATACCTGCTACTTATACTGATTTATTAGTTTTGCTATCTTTAAGAACTGCCAACGCATCTACTTATGATACTGTAAGAGTTCAATTTAATAATAGCACTACTACATTTACTGTTAGAGAACTAAACGGAAGTGGAAGTGCAGTATCAAGTAGTTCAAGGTCTGATGGTTATGTTGGGTATATGAACGCAAATAATTCTACTTCTAATACATTTAGTAATTTGAATTTGTATATACCAAATTATACAGGAAGCAATAATAAATCTTACTCAGTAGATAAAGTAAGTGAAACAAATGCTACTGAGGCTTACGCTGAACTTGTTGCAGGTTTATGGTCAACTACTTCAGCCATTACTTCATTAAAATTTGTGCCTGCTAGTGCTTCTAATTTGGCTCAATACTCAACCGCTTATCTATATGGAATATCTAACGCATAAGGAGAAATGATGACTAACAAAATCGTAGTAGATTGCTCAACAGGTGAGGTGCAAGAGATTGCATTAACCGCAGAGGAAATCGCAGAGCGTAAGGCTATGGCTGAACAATATGCACAACAAAAGGCGGCAGAGGAAGCACAAAAGGCGGCTGATGCTGAAGCCAAATCTGCATTGTTAAAGAAGTTGGGAATTACCGAATCAGAAGCCAGGTTATTGCTTTCCTAAGCATTTAAATAATGGCAACAATAAAAGAACTCACTAGCCCTAATGGTTGGCCGGCTAGTGAGGATCGCAAGGCAATAGGTATTGAAACTTTTACAGTACCAGGCACAAAAATTAGGTTTGCATGTGCCAAAGCGGTTGCACCAATCCTGGTAAGTTTTGCCAAAGATTTCCATGAGTTAGTAGAACCAATTGATGTAGGCCAATTAGATGATTGGGGTTATGCTTTTAGGCAAACCCGGGGATCAGATAAAGTATTAAGTAATCACGCATCCGGTACAGCCATAGATCTAAATGCAATT